TTCTTTATACGCTGATGTCTTCATGTATGAATCAAAGTTATGTGTCCAAGTTGTTTTGTCTCTAGGCTTTCTACTATAGATGACCCAAGACATTTGCTCTGGACTATTTAGATTTATAGGTGTGTCGCCCATCAATTGCTTTACTTGCAACCTTAGACGTTTTTCTATGTTTTGTTTTTCAGTCTCAAATTCTACCTTAACCTCATCTAACTTGTTTAGATCAACTGCAAATCCCTTTTGATATATCTTTGCTAATGTTAAGGCAACTCTATTAGTGAGTATAACTGTATCTATTAGTTCAGCATACTCAACTGTATTTAATTTTTTGTATATTTCATCTGACAGTTGTTGTGTAGCATGTAAATCTGCTGACAAATACTCTGAAAGTTCTTGTGGTGGTATGTCTGCCACAGAGTAGCCTTTCTTAAAGTACTCTTTTAATGTATCTTGTTTCTTGGTAGCTAATTCATACCTTTCAGCACATGCCTCTAGGGATAAAGCTTTCTTGACTCCACATTGGAGTACATATTCACCTAGCATTGTGTCAAATACCGGACCATCATACTTGAATCCACATTCCCATATCCACATTAAATCATGTACTATGTTGTGACCAATTAATATAGTTGCTTGGTCTAATAATTCTTGGACACCTTCAAAGTTATCCCTAAATAAATATTCCTCGCCTTTATCCGTCAAACAACCAACCATTACTAATTCATTCTCTGTTTCAAAAGGGTCTAGGTGTAACTTACCATCTCTAGTAGTAACTGTATTTTCTACATCAAGTGTTAATTTCATCTAATTTCTCCTTATGTTTCTTTAGATATATAACTGCTCTTTTTACTTTTGTCAAGTCATCAGAAAAACCACCCAACCCAGTATTACAATGATGACATATCCAACCTCTGAATGTTAGTGTCTCATGGCAATGGTCTAATACCCATTTAGATAGTTTGATTTGACCATACTTACCTATCTCCTTTATGTCTCTTTTACAGATAGGACAGCAATAGTCATCATTAGGATATATATTTTCCTTACGTAATTTTTTTAGTGTGGCGAAATGTCCTTTCATACAAGACTGACAGGTTCTTTTTACCTCACCCGAAGTTACTATATAAAAATTAGTAATAGGCTGTTCTACATCACATTTGATGCATACATACGTTTTGTACACTTCCTTTTTAGGTTTGACGTAACCAAATAAGTCTGGATAATCATTCATGCCTCATACCTACCAACTTGATAATTAAGCTGACAAGTAATAACACCATGCCAACCTGACAACTTATTCTTAACAATATTTAAATGTCTTTGTAAATCCTCTTCGTCTCCATCTTCTTGCTTTGGTGGATTCTTTGCAATTAATATCATCAAGTCTGCCTCTGCAGCTTTACCTGTACGTGATCCTTCCATCATTGACTGATTCAGTAGTATTTTACCCTCTGCATCAGCAGATAGCTGAGACATATAAAAGACAGCACACTCATGCTGTTTTGCAATCATACGTGCATGTATAGCATTTGCCTTGAGTGCCTCATCTGGTCTAGCAAAGCCACCACTTCTAGCAAACTTATCTCCCATATCAAGTAAAACAACATCAGGTTTATATGATTTACAAACACTTTCAACCCATGACATGTCACGACCCGTGGCATCCTTTATCTTTATCTTATCCTTGACAGGTGCATACAAATCTCTTGCCCTACTTGGATTAGCTTTGATTTGTTTCATTGTCATGCCCGTTGAAGCAGTTAAGTATCTAGCACCAACTCTATGAGAGCCTTCCTCATTACACAAGACAATGCAGTTAGCACCTTGATGTGCGAAACCCCCGGGTGAGGCAATCATACTAGCATGAAAAGAAGTCTTACCTGTATTAGGTCTTGCTCCTACTTCAATTAAGTGTCCTGCATTGATGCCCTCAAGTTGTCTTGTTAAAGCTGGTATGTTAAAATTCCAACGTGCTTCCAAATCATTTTTAGCTAACAATGTATCAATCTCCAAATCATCCCATTCAACATTTAAGTCTGGTGTAAAGTCATCATTATATTGTTCTAGTAACATACGTAATGGTTCTAGGCTCGTCTGTTGCCCATTGACATAATCAAAACCTAGATTAGCAATGTCTTCTCCAACAACCTGTTGAAAAAGCTTTGAGAGAACCTCTTGTGCTACATCAGAACCTAACGGCTGTTCATTCTTTATAGATTTAAACAATGCAATGTATGCTTGTTTCTGTGCAGTAGACATAGACGGATTACTTGATATAAACAAAGCCTCAATCTCATCAGGTGTGACTGTACGCTCATATCTGTCCATAGCTAGGTCTATAGTCTGCTTTATCTTTCTAGCATCTTTGCTAAACAATCTGTCTGGACATCTAGCTCCACGATGTTCTTTGTAGAACTCTCTGTCCATTAAACTTCTTAATAGTGAATTTTCCATATGTATTACTCCTTTGGGGTTAGTTTGTACAAGTTATTAATATCATCTTCATTTCTATACTTTAAATCATCTTGCAATCTTAGCACACGGACATTGTTTACATACCCACGTAACTCCTTTGCAAATTGTAGTATTTTAGGTAATGCATCAGGGTCTAATGCAATTATAGCAGTTGAGAACTGTGAGAGGTAGTGCTTATGTTCTTCTGACAAAGAAGTTCCAAGTATAGCCACCCCCGTGTGTACATTGCTATCTATAACACAAGCACTTACACAGTCCTCAACAACTACTGCGACCTTACCACAACCATAAATATATGGCAAGGGGTTATTCCCATATCTTTTCCACTTAGGTAGACGTTTACCCAATGCTCTACCAGTTGCATCAATTAAATTTCCTTTATGTTCTATGGGAAAAACAACTCTGTCATCTTTCACATCATATTGCAAATTCATTTTATCTGCATCTAGTTTCCACCTATTACAGAAAGATAGGAGATTTTTCCTATTGTCATGTGGCACTACGTATTCAGGCATCTCAAATGTATTAGTTGTAGACAATTCTTTTTTTGCACTTACAGACTTAATATCATCTATAGATAGCCTAACACGAGTACTCCCACTTAGACTACAGGAAATTTTATAACAATTCCATACTAATGAACCCATATTATTTGTCGCAGTAAATGTTTTGTATGAATTACACACAGGACAATTTAATCTACGTGTCTCATCTATAGGAATGTTTAAATCTTTAACAAATTCTAGTATATTATACATTATATATGTTCCTTAGTATATATAGGCTCGGACAATGTAAATGTCTTGTAACATGGATTTAACAATGTGTCAAATTTTTTCTTGTGCTTAAAGCTAAACTAGCTGAAGCAAAAGTATTTTTCATATAAGGCTTGACACTTTGTGGATTAGTATGACCTGTGACAGACATAATATTTCCCATTGAAACTCCTGCATCTACCATTTCAGTTGTGCCTGTTCTTCTTAAATCAGATAATCTAAGCTCCTTAGAGAGTCCTGCAGAGTCCATAATCTTTCTACCCTCTACAGGTAGCTTGGTGATCGTGTAAGGCACATACAGACCTCTCCTAGGGCGAGGGCGAGGTGCTACATACTCTTGAAAACCAAAATCTTCTTTCTGCTGAGTTAACATTTGAGATAATCCATCAGATATAGGCAAAAATACTTCTGCTCTTCTTTTGGACTGTTGTATATGCATCCTCTTCTCTTCTAAATTTAAATTTTCCCATTTTATAACACGCATATCACCCAATCTCTGACACCATTCATATGCCATTTGCACAATTAATCCCAAACTTCTGGTATAAAAATCAGAATATGCTACATCTAGATATGCTTTCACATCTGCTTGTGTCCACACCACCTTTCTAGCTATAGGTGTTCTTCTCTTTATACTTGAGAATGGATTGACTGTGCAATGCTCCATATGTATGCCATAATTATATACCACCCTCGCCACAGACATGACATGATTAGCAAGGTGTATACCTCGCTCACACCACTCTTCATATGCAAGTTTAGCCATCTTGGTAGTAATATCAGAAAAGTTGATACTGCCTAAATTTTTAGCATCCTCAATTTTTGTGTCTAAAACTACTCCAAGAAAATACTGATACTGTACTTTAGTTTCTTCTCGTAAACTCTTGAAATCAAAAGAAGAATAATACTCATTAATTAAGCTTGATAACTTTTTGCTCTTCATATTTAAGTTCCTTTATGTTGTTCATACAGCAATTTCGCTGCATATTCTATACGTTTGTTATATTTAATTTGATAACCAGTTCCAGCTCCAAGTGCTGAAATGTCTACCAAATTCTTGTGATAATGTTTTATATCCTTCCACTTTTCCTTTAGTTGTACACACATATCATCATATTCATAGTCGCTGATGATGGAATCGCCAAGATGATAGTAGATGTATGAGTGCATAAGATAATAGGGAACTAACATATTAGGATTAGTTCGCCATATGTCTAAATTACTTTTTGTCAATATAAACTCTAAGGCATTTAGATTGTTCTATAGGTTGACCATACTCATACTTTTTCCAACCCTCAGTTACTTTGACTTCATCTTTTAAGTACTGACCTCTAACACGCATTTTGTAAGACTCCTTGTTGAGGTATTTCTTTAAGTCATCAGTAAATCTTTGACCATCACAGTCATTAGGTATATCACTAAACACATAAACTTTACCTTTGATGCCTACATTTTCATAGTAAGTGTTCTTCCAAAATTCTGCATTGATTACCTCTGCATCATACCTTTCTTTCCATATTTTATCTTTATCAACTTCTACCTGATGTGTATCAAAGAGTATAGCATATGTCTCACGTAAGGCATCATATTTTTTTTGTATTTCTTCTACCTTCTGCCATGCAATATCATATGCCTCTGCCTTTACAGTTGGTTGTTTGTTAACTTCAGCAAGTCTATCTCTAACCTCATTGAAGGTACTCTTATCAACCATGTTCATAGCTTTTTCTTTCCACATATCTCTTTCTTTAGCTAACTTGGTTATTAACTCTTCTACATTCATGCCACCTCTCCTTTCATCCATTGTGGTTTTTGGGTATAGTTGTATCTAGCAAACCTAGATTTGTCAACTATGTAGAATTTCCTATATGCCTCAATAGGAAAGAACTCATCTGTCTTCAAGTCATCATGCCCACTAAAACATTGTGGGTGTGGTGTAATAAAGTTAGTGGTGTTGGGTATAAACTCCGTACCAAGAACTATAGCATCACAATGTTTACTTGCACCATGAACTTTGTGATATCTTTTTGTATATTCTTGTAACATAGCATAATACAAATTAGTTGCCCACATATAGTTCATACGACACTCCATCGCCCATAATGTGCAAGGGTGTTTCTGATGCACAGGTTTGTATAACCCATGCTCCTCTGCATAGTCAGGTGCATGATGCCATAGTGAAGTACATAACATCTGTGCTTCTTCAAGTGGCATCTTGACTATGTGTTGGTCACACAAAGACTTAGCAATCTCTTGTGGTGTTTGTTCTATAATAAATCTATTCATATACTGCTTCTCCATTGTTATTAAATTGAATTTTACTATTGTTTATACCTGTTATAACAACATCAGTATGTGTAAAACCCATACCATGTCCTATGCCATGACCTATATCAAG